CCCAGGAGCTGCCGAGGTAGCCGACGAGGTACTCCACGTCGTGGCGGGTGTTGATGGTCTTGGGGTAGCCGTACATCAGATTTCCTCCAGGGCCAGGCAGCCGTTGACGAGGGTGAGCTTGTGGGTGGTGGCAATGTCGCCTCTGACATATCTGCCTTTGATCGCCGCAGTGATCTGTTGCAGGTCGTCATCGCTGGGCGTGAGCCCCGCATCCTCAATCAGGCTCCGCAATTCTTCCCCGACCTTGTAGAACCAGAACGGCCCCGGGGTGGTGGCCTCGTTGACGCCCGGGGTGGCGGACTGGGGGTAGCCGTTGCTCGGGCTGCTGGGTTTCGGTGGCGGCGAGCCGGCGGCGTTGGCCAGGTAGTTGCGCGTCTCCATGGGAATCCTCCGCTTAGGTGTATTCGAACAGCGCGACGGTGTGCGCTGGCTTGAGTCGGTTGATGACGCACTCGAGCCGGGTGGTCGGTGCGGCTTCGCCGAGGGATTCGTCGACCGACGAGTCGGCGTTGAACTGGTCGATCGGCGGGGTGGGTGCGCGGATCGTCCAGGCGTGGGCCCAGTCTTCGCCGTAGATCGGCGCGTCGACGGTCGCCTCGACGGTGTGCGGGTCGTACTCGAGGATCTCGGCGTCGGGGAAGCCCAGCCGCTCGGCCACGCCGATGAAGTAGCTCCGGCTTTGGCCGCCGGTGTTGGTCAGGCGGGCGAGCAGATCCTCGCGTCGTTGCGCGATCGTCGCGCCCAGACCGGAGCAGGGATCCGGCAGACCGGCCCAGCGCTCCCAGTCCTCGAGCATTTCCACGACCGTGCGCGGGTCGAGTTCGTCGAGCAGGGCGATGGCCCGGCCGTCGAGGCGGGCGGGTTCCTCGGCCAGCGCGGCGGTGAGGCGCTCGGCGGTGGTGCCCGGCTCGCGCAGGGCATCCCACAGCGCCCCGCGCGGGAGCAGGGCGAGCAGCTGGGCCTGGTAGTCGGCGGCGGTACGCATTACGGGATCGCCTGCCAGGTGATGGCGCCCAGCGTGGCCAGCTCGCCGGGGTTGAGGGTGATGTCACTGGTCGGGGAGACCAGGGCGTGATCGGTCTCGCCGGTGGCGGTGCTGATTGCCTCGCGGATGTGGCTGACGAGGATGGTGCCCGAGCCGTTGCCGTCCTCGACGTCCCCCTCGCGCCGGAACAGGTCGGCAAGCTCGGCCTCGACGGCCGCCTGGGTGGCGCTGTCGTTGGGCGCGAGCTGGATGGTCATGTCCTGCGGCACCTCCGTGGGCGCATAGGCGGTGACGTCGGCGGTGACCGGGCGGAGCGCATCGATGTAGTCCTGCACGGCCTGCACCTCGGCGGCGTCCGGGATGATCGCGGCGTCGTCGTCGCGGGTGAAGTAGACCCCGACGGTGCCGATGCCGTCCCATAGCGGCATCACCCAGACCCGCGAGACGCCCTCCACATCAAGGGCCCACTGCTCGTAGTCGGTGACCGCGCCGCCCTGGGGCGGCTGCTGCACGCGCTGGCGCAGCCGTTCGCGCAGGGCGTCGTCGTCTTCCTCGTCGGCCCCACCGGTTAGGCCGCCGCTGGCTACCGTGGCGCTGGACTGCACGCCGCTGATCGGCGAGGTCAGCTGCAGCGAGACGCCGGCCACCGCGCTGCCGTCCTGCCCGGCGGTGCTCGCCGTCACGACGGCCGTGGCCGTGCCGCTGTCGATGGTGGCCTCGGCGTCGGTGGTGTACTCGGCGCCGTCGGATCGCTGAAGGGTGGTGCCGGCCGGGATGATCGCGCCATCGCTGCCGGTGAAATCCACGCTGCCGGTCGCCGGCGCGGCCGGGTTGCGGGTCACGCGCCACCAGTCGGCATGGCGCTCGAGGATCGCGCCCTCGGCGGTGTCCGGGATGATCTGCCGGCTCATCCAGTCGAGAAAGCCGTACAGGCCATGCATCTCGCCGGCGACCGCCCGGCCGACGGCGCCGAGGATCGAGCGGCGCAGGCGCGGGTCGGTACCGGGCAGCCGCGTCTCGATGTCGGTGCGGATCCGGTCGATCAGGTTCGGCAGGGAAGGGCGGGCGAAGGGCATCAGGCGGCCTCCGTGGCGTAGGTGAAGACATCAGAAAACGGGCTGCCGTCGGCAAGCGTGATGCGGATGCGCATCTGCAACAGCCCCCGGCGGATCCATTCGGCGGTGACCTGCACGGCCGTGGCGATGCCGTCCTCGATCAGCCACGCGAGTGCCTCCTCGGCGTACTCGCGGGCACGGGTGGCGTTCTCGTCGGTCTGCTTGGCGCGCGCCAGCAGCCACAGGCGCGAGCCCTGCCGGTCGTTTTGCCGGTCGAGGTAGCTGTCCTGCCAGGAGCCGCGCCGATCGTCGGTGCCGTCGGGCAGGGCGTCGTCCTCGGCCGCCCGGCGATCGGTGAACAAGCTCACCAGCACCGCGCTGCGCAGGCCGTCCTCGGTAGCGAGATCCGCGCCCTGCTGGATCACGTCGAAGTCGCGCCCGTTGCTGCCGAATGTGAGTGCCAGGTCGGTCATCGCTACATGCTCTGGTTCGGGTCGCTGGTGGAGCCGCCGTCGTTCTCGTCGTGGTTGTGGCCGTTGTAGACCTCGCGCACGTGGTTGAGCGTGGTGCCGACGGTGGCGTAGCGGTCGGTGATGTCGCCTTTCACCTTGAGGTTGCCGTCGATCGTCACCTCGCTGGTGATCAGCGTGGTGGGTGCGGTGGCCTCGAGGTGGTCAACGGCGGTCACCTGGACCTTTTCGCGCATCAGGTGGACCTTGTTGCCCCTGTCGTCGTAGAGGGCCACCTCGCCCGGCGCGAGATTCGTCAGGCGGTAGCGCCGATCGGCGACGGTCACGGCCACGGTGTGGGAGCGGTCGGCGCCCAACGCGGCAAGCAGTGCCTCGGCGCCGGGGTGCGGATGCGCGGTCATGCCGTAGCCCTCGAAGTGCTCGACGCCGCTCATCACCTCGCCGGCGAGCCCCTCGACCTGCAGGCCCTGCATCAGGGTGGAGGGGTCGATCAGGCGCACCACGCCCCGCGTGATCAGCACGCGCAGCCGCCGGCGCAGCGGCGCCATCAGCCGGTTGGTGGCGCGCACGCTCACGAGTCGGCCCCTTGTGTCCAGATCATGGTGTCCTCGCTCTCGCCCCCGTCGTCTTCGGGCAGCGGTACCAGGTCGAAGGCCTCCGCCGGCATCACGGCCAGTTTGGTGCGCTGTCCCTGCTCGTCCTGTTTGAACGTCACCGACGAGATCAGCCGGTCCGCGTTGATGCCCAGCCACTCGTCGCGCACCGGTACCAGCGCATTGGGCGACCACGGCCCGGTATCGTTTTGCCAGCCGGTGACGGTGTAGGTGGCCTGCCGCGATCGCCCCCAGGCCACGTTCCGCTGCCATTGGGCGCGCCGTTGGCAGTCGGCCGTGTCGGCCGGCCCGTCGGCGATCATGGAGGTGGGGCGGAAGCGGGCGACGCGGTCGTCCGTTGCCTCGCCGCGGGCATGTGCCGCGGCGTCCCCGCTGAAGGTGTCGCTTCCGTTGCCCTGGGCGAGCACGGTGTAGCGGGAGAAACGGTCGCGCATGCTGGCCTTGCCCGCGGCCTCGCGGACGGTCTTCCCGAGGATCAGCGCCGGGCCAACGCGTGCACCGCCGGCCCGGATGATCACCAGGTTGCCCTCGGCATCGGAGACAAAGCGCACCGCGCGAATGCGGGCGAGGCGTTCGAGGAATTCCCAGATCGTCTGTTCTGGCTCGAGGCGCTCCTTGCGGAACGCGCCGCCCACGTCCGTGGCGGCCGTCACCGAAATGCCGAAGCGCCCGGCCAGATCCCGCGCGATCTGCAACAAGGTCTGCCCGGACCATTCCAGGCCTTTGCCGCCTTCTCCCACCAGCGAGCAGTCGACCAGGTCGCAGGCCTTGCTCCGGCCGCTGATGGTCACGCCGTGGCTGCTGCCGTCGTAGCTGGGTTCCACGTCGTCGATGTAGCCGGTGATGATGGCCCGGTCGTTGAGCAGCACGCGGCACGGCGCCCCGGCGCGGATCGGGCGGCGCGTCTCCGAGCCCGGCCACTTCTCCGTCAGCGAGACCTCGAACGTATGCGCCACGGTCTCCAGCGAGCGGGTCACCGTCACCGTCTTCCAGCCGCCGTAGCGGCGGCCGTCGACCTGCAGGCGGATCTCGTCAGGCATCGAGCACCTCCAGCGGCTGGCCACCGACGACAAAGCCGGGGTGGCGGATGCCGTTGCGCGCCACGATCTCTGTCTCGCGGCTGGCATCGCCGTAGATCTGGTGTGCCAACGCCAGCGCCGGGGTGGTGCTGCGCGGCTGGACGCGCTTCAATCGCGGCACCCGGGCACCGCGCACGCGCAGATCCTCGGCCACGGCGGCGCGCAGGGTGGCCAGCGACTGGTAGACCGTGTCATCCACCGGCTCGCCGTTCACCGGGTCGGTCGCCTCCTGCTGGACATCGATCTCGTCGAGGATGGTGGTGGCGGTGCGGTTGGCATCCGCGCGGGAGGCGTAGTCCGCCTGCGCGGCCTGCTTCGCCGCCCCCACCAGCGCCGCCCGGCGCGTCATGGTGTGCACCGCCGCCACGTTGCGCGCCTGCCGGCGGCGGTTGGCGGTGGTCGTGGGCACGCTGGGAGCGTCGTCACCGGCGGAGAACAGGCGCTGGAACTGGCGCACGGCATTCAGCGCGGTGGTGGCCGACGGGTAGCCCAAGACCTCGTCCAGCAGGTAGGCGGCCATGGCGGCCGGGTCGTCGACCAGCCCGGCGATCGCGGTGGCGTGCCGGGTGATCTCGCTTAGCACCCGGCTGGTCTCCGTCTGCACGGCTTGCACGAAATACTGCGGCTGGCCATCCACGGAGAAGGTCCGGGCGAAGTCCTGGGTGGCCGCCTCGGCCAGCGCGTCGGCCCGGGTGTTCACCTGCTCGCCGGTGGCCGGGCTCTCGCCGGGGTAGTCCGCCTGACCCGCCTCGATGAACTCGATGGTAAAGGTGGCCATGCCACCCTCGCGGGTGGTCTCGCGCACCTGGTAGTCGCGCCCGGTGCAGCGCATCTGGCCGCGATACGGGTGGATCAGCGTGCCGGCACCCGCCTCGAGCGCGTCGATCAGCCGGTCGCGCGCCGCCATGTAGTCCGCACCGAGGACGTAGGCCTCCACCGAGAAACGCCGAGCCCGTCGGCCCAGATCCTCGGCGTAGGGCTCATCCCGGTTCGGGTACTCGTGCAGCGCGACCCGACGGCCGCCACTCCCGGAAACCGACCGGGTGGCGAACGGCACGCCCGCGAACGACGCCTGTTGCAGCTGCTCTCGCCAGCTCATCCACCCCTCCAAACGCTGAAAAGCCGCCACCCTGGCACCCGGAATCGGGGCAGAGTGGCGGCTTTTCGCTTGAATGCGTTACGCCTAAATCGTTGTTATCGCGGAGTATAGCACCCGGGGTGGCCGCGTCACCAACCTAGCGATACGGCGTGGCATGTATGGTTGTGCGGCTAGATAAGCACAGGGACGAGATGATGAGCGAACACGATCCGATGGACCGGGCCTGCCCCTATTGCGGGGTTGTCCTCGACAAACGTCCGGTGCGGCGCATGAAGTGCCCACACTGCCGCGAGACGATCTATCTCAAGCATCGATGCTGTGACTACAGCCGCCCGAAGGAGCTGATGACCGAGGAAGAAGCCGACCGGGTTGATGCGCAATGGGAGGAGCACGGCGCCGAGGATTATTGGCGGCGATTGGTCGACGGATTCGAGGCGCAGTTCGATTCCGAACGACGACGGATGCCAGGTGCGCCGGCAAAGGTGATCGCGAAGAACGTTCTGGCCGCTGTTCTGGCTAGCGATGCATCTGGGTTCGACAAGAAGATGGCGTCCCATTACATGGCCAGGCTCCGCAAGCTGGAAGGCGGCGACCCGATGCCGTTTGTTCGCTCCAAGCTTCGATATGAGGCCCAGGAGGTCGCTGATAACTGGTACCCCGACCCGGTTTTTGTGCGGTTGATCGGACCGGACGACGGGCGATGGCCGGCGAAATGCCGCGAGCATGCCCGCTACAACTACCGGCCTGACGAGATTGTCAGGCTGGCCGATGTCCCGTGCGGGCCAGAGTGCATGTGCCGGCTTGAAACCGTGTTCCCCGATGAGGTCGCCAGCGTTGACAACGAGGGTGCCGAAGAGGAAAGCGGCGGCTACAGCATTCCTTGGGCAGCGCTTCTTCCCGTGGCGGTGCTGGCCGTCTTGGCGTGGATCCTGTTCTTCTGACCCTTCACGGCGCGAGCGTCATGCCCGAGTCGATGTCGATGTCGAGGTTTTCTGCACTGACGTTCTGCACCCGGGCGCGGCCTTCCTGGTCGATCTTGATGCGCAGGTTGCCCTTCATGGTCTGCTGATTCCCCCCGCCCTCGTTGATTGCCACGGCGCGCTTGGCTTCATCGTTGCCG